GTTTCTTCCAAACACAGGTCAGACTGACCTTTGAAACCTTCGAGGACCTCTAGCCATGGCTTTTTACCGAGGGCAGCAAGGCAGCGTCAAGTTTGACGATGCTGGCGCTACCGGCGTCACCATTACCAGCACCCGGTCGTGGTCGCTGACCGTTGAGAAGGAATCACTCGACACCACCGCATTGGGCGCTACCTATCGGGCAAACGTCGGCGGCCTGATCAGTGGCAGCGGCACTGTTGAGGTGCTGTACACCGCCAGCAGTGCTGACGAGACCAACGTGTTCATCGAGCACGTCAACACTGCAACCGATCAAGGTGACGCGTTATTTGAGCTGTTCCTGGACACCACCGGCACTAAGAAGATCAGCTTTGACGGTGTGATCACCTCGGCTGAGTACTCGGCTACCGTGGGTGAAATCGAAGTCATTACCATGAACTTCGTCACCAACGGCGCCATTACCCTGGACATCTGATCATGGCTTTTTATCGCGGGCAACAAGGCACTGTCTTCTTTGACAAAGCTGGCAGCGGCGGCCTGTCCGAGATCGCTGCAGTGCGGTCTTGGAGCATGACCGTTGAGAAAGAGTCGTTGGATGTGACATCCCAAGGCGCCACTTACCGCGCCAACGTGGGCGGCCTGATCAGCGGCTCGGGCACTATTGAGGTGATGTATGACGCCCCAGGTGCTGGCGACAAGCTGGACCTGATCAAAGATGCCAACCAAGCCACCGACGAGGCCGATGCAGCCGTTGAGCTGTATCTGGATGAGACCGGCGGCAAGAAGATCACCGGCACCATCGTGGTGACAAGCTCGGAATACTCCGCTACGGTTGGCGAGCTTGAGATCGTTACGATCAACTTCGTCTCCAGCGGAACCCTTACCCTCAGCATCTGATGCCCGCCGCACAACGCCCGGTTGACTTGCTCGCCGGTGCATTTGACCTCAACCAGCGCCGTAAGTTCAGCATCAAGAACGATGCTGGCGATACGGTGCTGGACCTTTACTTCAAGCCGATTACCCGCGCAGATCGCAAGCGTGCCACCACGCTGTCTGGGTCTGATGAGGCACTGGAGATCAGCACTTATATGCTGTGCCAGATTGCTGAGCTGGAGGACGGCACCAAGGCATTTGCACCGGCCGATGCAGCCAAACTGCAACGCGAGCTGCCTGAGCGCGTGCTGAACGAGCTGGAGCTGTTCCTGTTCGGCTTGGGCGATGATGCCGGGCTTGAGGAAGCAAAAAAAGGCTAGGCCAGGATAGTTGGCTCTTTTTTGAGTTCTTCCTGGCTACTGAGCTTGGTATGACGGTCAGCCAGCTGCGGACTGAGCTGACCGATGCCGAGTTCATCCATTTTGCAGCGTTTTACGAGATCAAGGGCGAGCGCGAGAAAGAAGCAATGGACAAAGCCCTTCGCCGGTAAACTGGTGCTATGGCAGTCTCCAACGTTGAGCTAAGGGTTGACTCGCGGCAGGCGGTTAACGCCCTGCAGCAGGTCAATCGGGCGTCAGGGCAGACTGAATCAGCTATTGGCAAGCTGCAGGGCACGATCGGCAAATTAGCCGGATCATTTGCTGCTATTCAAGCCGCAAAGTTTATCTTTGCCAAAACGGCAGAGATTGAAAGCCAGACCCGCAGTCTGCAAGTACTGACCGGCAGCGTACAGCAGGCCAAGCAGATTATCCAAGAGCTGCAGCAGCTTGGTGCTGTAACGCCATTCACCAGCACTGAGCTAATTGATGCAGCTAAGCGCCTGCAGGCATTCGGTGTTGCTGCTGGTGATGTTGTAGAAACGACCCGCCGACTAGCTGACGCATCTGGCGCCACTGGCGCAGAGCTGCAAGGCTTGGTAACGGCTTACGGTCAGGTGCAGGCCAAGGGTCGGCTGCAAGGCGAGGAGCTGCTGCAGTTCCAAGAGCGTGGCATCGCGCTGCAGCAAGAACTGCGCAAGATGTATGGGATGACCGGCGAGGAGTTCCAAAAGGCACTCAGCAAAGGTCAGATTAGCGCCAAGGCTGTTGAGGTAGCACTGCAGCGGCTCACCAGTGCCGGCGGTAAGTACGCCAATGGTGCCATTGCGCAAAGCGATACTCTAAGTGGTCGGCTATCTACGCTGCAGGATGGGATTGAAGGGCTGGCTCGCGGCATTGGAACTGCGCTATCGCCGGCAATTAAGGCAGTGCTCAATGAGGCAATTTTTGCCATCAATACAATCAATCAACTTATAGCAACAGGCGCTAGAGCTAAAGGATTTGGTCTTGGTCAGGGGCAGCGCAAAGATATTCTGAATCAAGCGCAACGAGAAGCTGAGAAGATTGTCAATCTGCGTCGCGTACGCAATCCATTTGAGCGCAATCGTCAATTTCAAGAAGTTGCCGCTCAGCGCGAGCGCGATTTAATTGAGGCCTATGGCATTCGCACTGGACAAGTTAAGGTTGCAGCGCAAGCGCCAAAGATGCCTGCAGGTGTGCCGCCATTGGCTGCTGCGACCGGAGGGGGCGGCGGAGGGGGCGGCGGTAAGTCCGCTGCTGAGCAAGTCAAGGTAATCAAAGACATCACCGCGCAAGAGCTGGAGCTGCGATTGCGGCTTGGCATTGCGCAGCAAACACAAAACAAACAACAAGACGCTTACTACACTAAGCAGCTCGCGTTGCTTGAGATTTCAAAGCAAGAGATTGGACCTAATGAGCGCAAGGCTCAGATCATGGCGGCTGTTGTGGAATATGCCACAACGATGAAAGAGATCAACGAGGCAGAGGCAAAAGTCACACTGCCGACGATTGTTGAGCGGATTGCAGATATGGCCGCAGGCTACGGCAAGGCGCTTGATTTTACTGTTCAACTAACAGAGCAGCAGAAACAGCAAAAAGCATTAGCTGATGGCATCGCCGGCACCGTTGGTGAAGGCATGACGTCTGCGTTTAATGCACTAATTCAAGGAAGCGAAGACTTTGGCACCAGCTTGCGCCGGATTGCGTCTGGCGTGTTGATCGACATTGCCAACCAACTCCTGCAGGTATTTGTCATCCAAAAAGCCATCAATGCAATTAGCGGTTTGTTTGGCGGCAATCGCGGTGGCTTTGCATCAGGCGCCAGCTTCAACCCCGGGGCCTTCGGCATGGCGTCAATCGTTCCTGGTCTAAGCGGCGTGGGCAATTTCTTTGGTGGCGCTAGAGCCAACGGCGGTAGCGTGATGGGTGGCAAGGGCTACCTCGTTGGCGAGCGCGGTCCTGAGCTGTTCATGCCGGGGCGTAGCGGTGGCATTGCACGAACTGGCAGCTTTGGCGGTGCAGTTAGCGTGGTGGTCAACGTGGATGCAGGCGGCACCAGCGTGGAAGGTAACGAGCCGAATGCCAATCAGCTCGGTAGGATCGTCGGTGCTGCAGTGCAGGCCGAGATCGTCAAGCAACAGCGTCCCGGCGGCCTGCTCGCAACCACACGCTGATGGCAACCTTTCCCGCGATTAACCCAACCTATGGCGCTGAGAAGCGTAGCGCGCCTAAGCGGCGTGTGGTGCAGTTTGGTGACGGCTATGAACAGCGGCTGACCTACGGGCTAAACCAAAACCCCAAGGAGTGGTCCTTGACCTGGAACAACATCACCGAGGCCAATGCGGACACGATTGAAGCCTTCCTTGATGCTCGCGCTGCTGACGCAGCTGCATTTGACTGGACCCCGCCAGACGAGGCAACCGCCTACAAGTGGATCTGTGATAGCTGGAGCAAGTCCATCCCCTACACCGGCAGGGCGATAATTAACGCCACCTTCCGCCAAGTGTTTGAGCCCTAATGGCCTACGCAGCCTGGCAAGCCAGCACGAGCTACGCGGTTGGCGCCATTGTCCGCGCCACCACTACGCAGGCCAGTGGGCTGGTGTTCCGCTGCACTGTGGCCGGCACCAGCGCCAGCACACAGCCGGCATGGCCGACGGACATCGGCAGCACTATCGCAGACGGCGGCGTCACATGGGCGGCGATCAGCAGCGTTTACGAAGAGCTGGCAGTTCTGGGTCCGAACGCCATCATCGAGCTGTTCGAGCTGCAGCTTGACACCACGCTGCATGGCGCCAATACCACCTACTACTGGCACAACGGCGTCAATGCAGCCGTGACTGGCAACATCGTGTTTGCCAGCAATACCTACGTCAGGCTTCCGGTCGAGGCGACGGGCTTTGATTACACCAGCTCTGGCAGCCTGCCACGCCCAACGCTGCGGATTAGCAACCTGTTTAGCGACATCACCGGCCTCCTGCTGCTGGTAAACGCGACCACGCCCGGCAACGACCTGGGCGGCGCCACGGTGCGGCGGATCCGCACGCTGAAGAAGTTCCTCGATGGCGAGGCAGCAGCCGACCCTAATGCCCGCTTCCCGACGGAGATCTGGTACGTCGATCGCAAGTCGAACGAGAACCGCGACCTGGTTGAGTTCGAGCTAGCCAGCAAGTTTGACTTGGCCGGCGTCATGCTGCCCCAACGGCAGATCATCGCCAATGTCTGCCAATGGAAGTATCGCGGCGCTGAGTGCGGCTACACCGGCAGCAACTACTGGAACGTCAACGATCAGTCCGTTGGCACACTGGCTGCTGACGTGTGCGGCAAGCGGGTGGAGAGCTGCAAATTGCGGTTTGGTGCAACGGCTGAGTTGCCGTTCGGAAGCTATCCGGGAAGTGGCCTCGTCCGATGACAAGGCTGACCGACACGCTCAAGGCTGACATCCTGGCGCACGCGCAGGCCGAGGATCCCCGCGAGTGCTGCGGCCTGATCCATGTAGTCAAAGGCCGGCGGCGCTACTACCCGTGCCGCAACATCGCCGCCACACCGGACGAGCATTTCATCCTTGATCCGGCGGACTATGCAGCAGCCGAGGATCTGGGCGAGATCGTGGCCGTGGTGCATAGCCATCCGGTGACGCAGCCAGTCCCATCAGCAGCAGATCAGATCGGCTGCAACAACAGCGGCCTGCCGTGGGTGATCGTCAACCCCAAGACTGAGGCATGGGGCGGCTGCGAGCCTGCGGCGTTTGAGCTGCCATATGTCGGCCGGGAGTTCGTGTTCGGCGTGGTCGATTGCTACTCGCTGGTCCGGGATTGGTACAGTCGCGAGTGGGGTCTGATGCTGGCGGACTTCGACCGGCGTGATCGGTTCTGGGAACGGGGCGAGAACCTGTACCTGGACAGCTACCGCTCGCAGGGCTTCCGGCATGTGCCATTCGAGGAGCTGCAATACGGCGACGCGATCCTGATGCAACTATCGGCAAGCCTGCCCAACCACGCGGCGATCTACCTAGGCGATCAGCAGATCCTGCATCATGTGCAGGGGCGATTGAGTAGCCGCGACGTGTATGGCGGTTACTATGTGAAGAGCACTGCCCTGGTCTTGCGGCATGAAAGTCGTTAAGGTCTACGGCGCACTTCGCAAGCGACTCGGACAGTGCCGGTTCGAGTTTGAAGTGGACACGCCCGCGCAGGCGATCAAAGCGCTGTGCGTCAACTTCCCTGGCCTGGAGCGCTGGTTGATCGACTCAGAGCAGACCGGAATGGGCTTCCGCGTCACTGTCGGCCGCGAGCATGTGACCCCCGAGGATCCGACCGTGGCCGTGCTGCCATGGTCGGAGCGCGACGTGTTCAGCATTGCGCCTGTGCTGGCTGGTGCTGGTCAGGGTGCGGGGCAGATCTTTGCAGGCATTGGTCTGGTGGCACTGGCGATCGTGTTGGGCCCGGCAGCCGGCGGATTTCTCGGCTTGGGGATGGGACTTTCTGGCGTCACCGCAGGCGCAGCAGCTGGTAGCGCGGCCATGGGCATCATTGGCGGTGGCCTTGCAAGCGCAATCGGCCTTGCTGGCGCCAGCTTGATCATTGGTGGTGTTGCCAGCATGATCTCGCCCCAGGCATCGATCAGTGGTTTGCAACGCGGCAAGGAAGCCGCCCGGCTGGAGTCATTCAGCTTCAGCGGCATTGTGAATACGAGCCAGCAGGGAATGCCGGTGCCGATCGTGTACGGCCGCGCTTTTGTTGGTTCGGCTGTTCTGTCTAGCGGCCTTGACGTGGCGCAACTGAAATGATCGAAGACCTGCTGTTGGTTCAAGGTGCTGGCGGTGGTGGCGGCGGCGGTGGTGGCGGCAAGGGTGGCGGCGGCGGTGGCGGCACGACCCACGTCCCATCAGAGGCTGACGACAGCCTGCAATCAGTCCAATTTGCCAGCGTCCTGGACCTGATCAGCGAGGGCGAGATCCAGGGCATCGAGGATGGGGTGCAGGGCATCTACTTGGATGGGACGCCAGTCCAGAGCAGCAGCGGGATTGATAACTTCACCGGCTACAGCGTCGTCACCCGGACTGGCACGCAAGCGCAGAGCTACATCCCTGACACCAACGGCACTGAATCCGAGAAAGCCGTCAACGTCGAGATCACCGCTACTGCATCTGTCACCCGGCAGATCACAGATTCGGATGTTGACCGTGCCCGCATCACGGTGCAGGTGCCAGCGCTGCAGATCATCGAGGACGACGGCGACATCATCGGCCACGAGGTCAGCATCCGCTGCAGGGTGCAGTACAACGGCGGCGGCTACACGACCGTCTTTGAGGACACGATCAGCGGCAAGACAACCAACGCCTACCAGCGCGATTACATCATTAGCCTGAGCGGCGCGTTCCCGGTTGACATCAGGCTGGAGCGTATCAGCGCCGATGAGACCAGCGCCCGCCGGCAGAACCGGACTTTCTGGTTCAGCTACACCGAGATCATCGACGAAAAGTTTCGCTATCCCAACAGCGCCCTGGCATTCCTGCGCTTCGACAGCCGCCAGTTCAAAGGCATTCCAGCCCGCAAGTATCTGGTGCGTGGCATCAAGGTGGTGCTGCCCAGCAATGCCACGGTTGACACGACCACCTACCTCGGCCGCGTCACCTACAGCGGCATCTGGGATGGCACCTTCGGCGCTGCTACTTGGACCAACGACCCGGCCTGGTGTTTGTGGGATCTGCTGACTAACACCCGCTACGGCGCCAGCATCCCGGCCAGCAGCTTGGATCGGTATGACTTCTACGCGATCAGCCAATACTGCAACGAGCTGGTGAGCAACGGCCGCGGCGGGCAGGAGCCACGGTTCAGTTGCAACATGCTGATCAACAGCAGGGACGAGGTTTACAACGTCATCCAAGAGTTCGTCGCGCTGTTCCGTGGCATTGCTTACTACGGCGCCGGCGCGATGGTGGTGCTGCAGGACAAGCCATCTGATCCGCAGTATCTGCTGACCCCAGCCAATGTGGTCGATGGGCTGTTCAACTACAGCGGCTCATCGCAGAAGGCACGGCACACTACGGCAACCGTCGCCTATCAGGAGTACGACAA